AGCACGCTCTTGAACAGAATTTACGATTTTTGTTGCCATAGCTTTCAAACTCCTTCCCACAGTATTGACACACAAGGGTGTAATACGCTTTCTTATTGATTTGTTCTTGATGGGCGTTCCACCATGAGGTACGGCATTTATCCGAGCAGAACTTTTTCTGTCTACGACCTTCCGGCTGTGAAAAGGTGCTGCCGCACTGGGCGCACCGATGAGTCCCCGGTAAGTCAGGGTGCCTGCGGATATATGACTTGATCGTGTTTGGCGAGAGGCGGAGCGCAGCCGCGATAGCTGACGCTCCTTGCCCGTTGAGCCGCATTTCCGTGATAGCTTTTATTTGTGATGGTTTCATAGCTGCACTCCTTTTCTTGCCGATTGTTACCTACTCCGGCGCATTGTGAGCAGGCGCTCCATGACATCATCTGCGGGTGTCCGAGATGCGCTGCAATCCATAGAACTGTTTTCACGAACGACTGCGAATATCTGATTCCACAGCGCATTTGCATGCTTGGAATACTCCCGCGCCATAGAAACGTATGGCGATGTGATGGGAGCACCGGTAGTTGGATGTTTTGCAAGGAAACCAAAGGTCGATATGGCTTTTTCGCATTGAATCCATCGTGCCGCCGCTACAGCGTACTGTTCCAAGCTCTGCTGGGTTACCATCTGCTCACATCGGAACTTTCGAAGCCAATCCCATGTGGATTTGTATATCTCGTTTGCCACAAGCTCCTGCCCGTTTTTCTGCTCATCCGACAGAAACTCGTGCGGCGGCGGCATCTCCACGCCTACCAAGTCCACCGGCTCCGGCAGCGGAATACCGACCGGCCTGTTTTTACTGCGGCCCTCTTCCATTTTATCTGCAAGCGGCTTTCTCGGCCTGCCGCCGGTGCCCGGTTGCGGTCCTCTGTTTCCCATAAAAATCTCCTCCTTTATTTTTGGGGTCAATACCCTAATAACTTATGAGTTTTTGTCTACGAAGCCCCACGCCGCTGTCCGCTTCAAAAAGCAGTAGAGATAAGGATCCCCCCACCCCTAAGGGCAGAACGGACAAAAGGGACAAAACAATATACAACTGCGCTGCAAAGGCAGATGCACGACCTCGGCAGCGCAGTAAACATATATTGTTCCTGTGCAGAACTGTGGGACAAAACGGACTAAAAGGACAAAATCGGTTACCAGACCTTCAGCGCAAACGCCTTGGACTTTTTGCTGATACGATAGTGCCAGTTGAGCTCGTTAGGGTCAACCGGCTCGTAGCCTGCCTGAAGCATGGCATCCTTGAACTCATTGTTGGTAAGGTAGATGCCTGTGTCACGGTGTAGCAGATGCTTGATGCCATAGCTGGTGTGGCCGTCAAGCGGCGTTTTACGCGGGGAGATGCTCTCAGCGATCCAATTCATGACTGCGCCGATTTCCTCTTGCGGGTGGTCGGTAATCAGCCCGTCATCCACATAACCGTTTTCATTCGAGTACGGTCTTCCGTTGATCATCATTTTGCTTCACCTTCTTTCAATTGACCCGGTGTGAATGTATAACCACAAAAACAATCGTACGTTGGATAGGTTGCGCCCGTAGGCTCCCAGTGAGGTCTCATATCACGGTCGCATTTCGGGCATGTGCGTTTGGGCACAATACGGTGTGCACATCCATCGATTTCGCCATAGCCTTCGGCGTCCATCTCATAGGCGGCAACATAGTCATCTGCGTCTCTGCCTCCATCTATCAAAGCAAACAAATAGTGCCATCCTTCTATTGACGAGTCGTGAAAACAATAATGCCCATTTTCGTCTTCGCCAAGTGTCAATACAGTAAATCCCTCCGGGATAGGAAGAATCTGCTTTATGCTTACATAATCGTCCATAATTACTCGTCCTCCTTGCAGATTTTAATATGCTTTCCACAGGCAGCGCAGTAGTAGTTGTACGGGTCTGGTTTACAGGTGTAGACATCATATTCCGGAATCAAGGCTTCACCGCAGTGTAGGCAGTACAGGCTTTGAATCGGAACGCTGTCTCCGTCCAGCTCCATTCTGCCGTCCGGGTAGATATGACAGAGTTCAGTGGTGCCATCGGCATATTCTGACAAACGGAATTCGTTGTTTGCAACTGAGTCCGATTTCCACGATAAGCCACCGTGCGTATGGAGTTTGACTGCAACAGTGTGGCCTTTGGAAATAGGCAGCATGGCTTTTACGGATTTTTTCATTTGAATTACTCCTTCATAAAATATAAGTTCGGTGGTGTTTGGTCAGACGGAGAGCACGGTCGGGTTAACGAGATAACTTTGAGCTGCCGGCCTTCCGACGCCTGTGTAGCCGCTGACGGGTTTCACTGCGACATATCCGTACTCCGAAAGCCTGTCGAGAACAGGCTGGACTTCTTCGGCAGTGCGGATACCTCGGCAGATACGCATGATGTCCCTGCGCGTAAACTCTGTGAGGCCATTCTTCTTGATTGCGGACAGAACATACTTGCATTGCTTGATGATTGGGTCTGCACCCATGAGAGAGAACGCTGCTTTGGAATGCTCGGTGTAGTACCTGCCAATGGTGATGGCATTTTGCATAGTTTCGGCATCAACGACCAGCGGTGTGGGCTCGTCCAGAAATACGCTGCACACAGTGCTGGTGGCTCGGCAGAGGATACCGGAAATGCGAAGTACCGCGCCGACGAGCTTTCCAGCCCAATCGGAGATATCCGACATTTCATCACGCAGTTTCGGCTCCAGTTCGTTGGCAAAAGCCTCGAGCAGAGCGTCCGCTTCCAGGGACAGGGTGATTTCCTCCGGGTCTTCTGTGGAGGGGTTATTATCCTCATCTAGCAGGTCATATATGAGCGTTGAATACGCACGCATCACTTCTTGCGAAACTGATTCCGTGCGGTATTTGCGGTTTCCGACAAACGAGGTGGGTATGCAGTATAGAAATCGTGCGGTGAGGCCGCGCCCTCGGAATGTGCCGTTCTGCATCATGCCGGACAGCACATTCGGCTGAACGGCCAGCAGTACAGACAGTGCTGGGTTCATAATGCTTTCGCTATTTCTGCCGATACGGTCAACGCGGATACTGTCGCCGGAATGGCCTTTCAGTAGAACATCGATGTTGACGGTCTTTGTGTACATTCCGGAGAGCATATCAAAGATACCGCCCTCTGCCGATACAATTGCCGCTTTGCCGCCGCCGTCAGATAGGACCGATGTGAGTTTCTCCGTGGTAATGTCATCCACATAGAGCCTCAGTGGCGCCTTTTCCTTGAACTCCGCGATTTCGGCGGCAATGGCATCAAGGTCTGCCTGGTCTGCCTTGCCCTTTGCCATCTGTTCCTCCAGTGTTTTTTGCCTTCGCTCCAAGATGCGTTTTTTCATACGGCTGGCCTCCATGGCCGCTGCGTTCTGCTTGTTGTAACCGGACTCAAACTCGTTTACAGGCCTTGTCGAAAAGCTGATTACGGCAGATTTACGCTCGGATGGCTCCGCTATGATAACAATGTAGAGGTTGAGCGGCTCTACCCAGTCCTGCTTGCCTCGAATACGGTATTTGCCCTGCGTACAAATGGACAGCACGCCCAACGCGGCTGACGCCGACATATCCACAGGTGTCTGTGTGCTTTCGGATACAGCCAAAACATAATCCCGCACTACCTTCGGTAGCGCTTCAACAGGAAATGGCGGAAGCATGAATTCGTCGAATGGTATCGGTGTTTCCCACTTGATTTCGCCATCGCTTTTACCGCTATACGCACTGGGTACAACATAGGTGCCGGTGGACTTGATTTTCTTCAGAAAACCCTGTGCGCTTTTCCAGATGCTCCGAAGTTCATTGTCCGGGAGCGGGACATCACACTTTCGAGCCTCCTCCAAAAACTGTTGATGCGCTTCTTCAGTGTCATCTAATTTCACAATGATCCGGCCGGCAAACCGCGATAGCGTAGAATTGCGCTGTCCTTCTGGGATGACTTCCTCCATGTTGGTGAAGGCATCTGCGGCTTCATACTCCTTCATGAACTGCGTCAGTGTCAGCGCACCGTCGTGGTATTCGACCTCCGGATCTTTTGTGCCGTACAGGAATCGAGCCACATCCTGCGCTTGAGCATCAAAGAACGGGAAAACACTTAACACCTGCTTTTTCAGATTTTCAAAGGTGCTGTAGTCAGCTACCTCGTCGATAATGAAGTCCACATGGAATCTCGGCCTTGGAGACTTGTCTCCCTTTTGCTTCATATGATGACGGCTGAAGTGGATGTAATACCGAACATTGACATAGAACGCTGCGATGTCTGCCGGATAAATCCAATCCTCTGGATTGTCTGAATGGTCGTTATCGACATCTTCCGGTAATCCCCATGCACGGATAAATTTCTTGTTGCTGCGGTAGTTTCCCAGAAACTCCGTGAACACATGGTCGTATGAAACTAACTTACGGAATGACTCAATGTCGTCCACAACGATTCTGTGGGGATATAGACAGTTGCTTTCGTTGCCCCTGCAGTCTGCCGCAAAGGCGATGAATTCGGTGTTCATTGCGAAGAATCACTTCCGTTCCCGTCATGAGCAGACATCGTACTTTCCTGAAGCCATTTATGAAAGGCTTCTATGGGAATGAGAATCCGGGTCCCGATACGGAATGCCGGGAAGCCGGGCGTTTTAGTAAGCTCATACGCTTTTGGCAGACTGATTCCCATCTGCATGGCAAGCTCCTGAACGCTCATTGTCGATTTTTCCATAAAGTTTCTCTCCTTCCATTCTGTATTTTGCAAACAGCCACCGCACTACTTGAGTGCGATGGCCGCTTTGTCTTTTGCCCTTATCTGAAGGACTGCGTTGTACGGGGTCAAATCCTTGTTGCCGAAGCTGTTGTGCTTATCAATCATTTCCTCTTTGTGCTTCAGCTTCCGGTTCTCCCTCTGCTTTTTACGGTCTTTCATGCCATTTCCACCTTTTATTCCTCTCCGGGCAGACTGCCCCTATCGTTGCGGGGAACAATCTCTCCGATTGACTTCCGCTGGTTTGAAAACATTTTTCATTGCTCTTGTTTTCTACTGTATTGTACGCTATAATGTCACAGAAAGCAAAATGCTTAATGTGACGCTAAACGTGACGGAGGAATGAACGATGCCATACGATGAATGGGGCTTATATACAGAGTCAAAGGCTGACAACACCTCAGATATAATCGGCTTTGGGGATGTGGGTGGAATCGGTCAGCTTATTTACCACACCTTTCGATTCAAGGAATATAAGTTTGAGGAAGCTCCGGGCAAGGCTCTCTGCCTGAAGCCCTTCATAAATAAAGGTATGGAGCCAGATATTGACAAGCAGAATGGTCTTTCCGGTAAAGAGTTGTTTATGAAGCTATATAACCTCGGCGGTAAAATAAACAGTTTCTCCGAAAAAAAGTCGTTCCATGAATTGATTATTGAATTCTGCAAAACGGTAGCGCACCCATATGATATTGACTCTCTGTACACAACACTTACTGAGATTGATGTCACAGATGATAAAAACAGCTATTGGGTCGAGCGTGATACGACGTTCAGTGTTTCCGATTTTATGCACGATTTGGGCAGGTTCTATGTCGCCGCGCAGTTCTTCTTTGCACTGAAAGCGGAATGCGCCGGTGTAAGCGACCCGGCATTCAATTTGGCTACAGAGGGAAAATTCTTCGAGGGCTTGCCGTTTTTCGAGCAATATAAGCGGGAAGAACCGGAAGAGCAGGAATCCATACCGGAAATTGATGCACTGGATGATATCGTTGAAATCATGCAAGCCTACGCCAAGTTAAAGAAGCCAGCGGAGCCGGCAGGTCCGCCGACAGAGTTTGCCCGCCAACCATTTGATTATTATAACGACCTGCGCGATACTCTTATCGATATCATGCCGGATTTCCATATGCGGCTGAAAATGAATCCAAAAAATAACAGCGTTGTTTTTGCTGCGGATGTTCATTCGGTTTTCGATATTGCGTGGTATACCCTTGCCCGAATGATTGTGGACTTCGGCCCACCGGAAGAGGCAGGTAAACGCAATGAACGATACAATGGCACACTCACAACCTGCCCTATATGTGGCACGGCTTTCATCCGGCGAAACAATCGTCATACATACTGTGATGACCCCCAATGCAAAAAAACATACGATGCACAGAGAGCGAAAAAATCCCGTGATAAAAGAAAGCTAGAAGCGACCCAAGAAAAGAGCAAAAAATAAGACTGCCATCGGCAGTCCCCCAAAAATCTATCTGTACGAGATACAGCCCCGAAGGGCTGAACTCGGCTATTTTATTTAGCACGGGTTAGTGGTTTTCACCGTGAAGCAGGATTTCCAGCGCAAGCTGTGTGTCCGGGTCGGCGGGTTCGACATCCCAGCCTCTGTCGTAGTTGGCAACAATGGCATCATCCCGCTTGAGCGTCAGCTTACTGATGCGCCCGCCATCTATGCCATACTGTGAGCCTTCGTCGTACTGCTTCATCCAGTAGTGAAAA